CAGTAAAACGAGCCGCTGATATTCTCATTTCACGAACCAGGTACAAGCACCAGGAGTTTAAATTATTCCCCAAACAGCTCATTACGCTGAATCCAGGTGATGGATGGATAAAAGACGATATTGTTATCCCTACCTTGGAAGGCTGGAAGCCGAAACGCAAGAGCGATGTTTTCGTACCCGCCACCCTCAACAGCAACCCAAATAAAGAAGCGGCCGGGCAATACCGCAAAACCCTTGAAGAAAACCTAACCGCCTACGACAAAGCGCGCCTTCTCAACGGGGACTGGAATGCCAAACCAAAATCCGGCTCCGAGTGGCTCAAAGAGTTCAGCCAGGACCGGCACGTCGTCAAACCGGAGCTGGCGCAATACGATCCCACGCTGGCGCTGCACATCTCTTTCGATGAGAACGTGAACCCGTACATTACCTGTTTGCTGTTCCAGATCAAGAAAGACGTGAAGTTCCCCACCGCGGCTGACGACCAGGTTGAAAGACAAACCGTATATCAGATCGGCGAAATTTGCAACAAGCCGCCCAACAACACCCGAAAGCATGTTTGCCTGGAGATCAAAAAGCGCTTCCCCAATCACGTGGCCGGGGTCTTCATTTACGGAGACGCCACCAGCCAGAAGAGCGAGACTTCAAAAGAATATGGCGAAAACTTCTTCACAGACATTGTGAGCGAACTTCGGCAGTATAACCCATCCTTACGCGTGCCCAGCAAAAACCCGCCTGTGGTCAGCAAAGGCGGGTTTTTGAACGTAATCCTGGAACGCAGGTATCGGGGACTCGATTTGAAAGTGAGTTCTGACTGCAAAACATCGATAAACGACTATGCCTACGCGGTGGAGGACAGCGACGGGGGATACTCAAAAAGCGAGTTACCGACCCGGTCACCGGGATCAGCTATGAGAAGCATGGCCACAACTGCGATGCTTTGAGCTATTTCTTCACGATGGCTTTCCATGGTGATTTCAATTACTATCAGCAGGGCAACCGACCGTCGCTGTATCTTGTGGGCTCCGACAGGGCAGAGAAATTCAATAGATAGATAGGAATTCTGAAATTTCCGTCCCAAATTTGGATTAACAAACAATTCTGGGATGGCTTACCTCGTAAAAGATGATTACACCCTCCGAATAGCCGTTGATCACCTCGACGAAATACTTGAACAAGCCATCATTGCCACTGGACTCACCGTTGATAATGTTCGCGCTAACGCTGAAGCATGGGCGCAAGCCTTCGTGAAAGGATACTTGGTAACCAAGTACAACATATCCGCAGAGTTTGGGCTGACTGGCCCAGGCCGGAACCCGATCATCATGCAAGTGGTTATTGATCTCGCGCTATGTACGCTTCATAAGACTATCAACCCTCGCGACATCCCCGAGCAAATCTCCCTAGCATGTGACGCTGCCGTAAAGTGGCTTGAAGCTGCCCGCGACGGTACGATAGTGGTTGACCTGCCCCCAGCACCGAGCGAAACCCCAGGAGCAGAGTTTCAGCGCTCTTTCATCGACTCTCAGGAAAAATTCATTTCAAAGCCATATCAGGATAAATCCCTATTCGGATGAGCAGATGGTATCCCAAAAAAGTTGTCGCTAAAGCTGAGGACGTGGGCATTCAGGCCCCGGAAGAAAAGCGCAATTCCCCCATTAAATACATCCTTGAGCAACAAAAGCTCAGGACAAAGCAGGATTTACTCAAACTTCGCTGGGCGATCGACAGCGCCGAGAACACCATAAACCCAAACCGGGAGCTATGGCATGCAATCTGCCGAGAGATCATCAAAGACCCGGATTTGGCATCCAACTGGGAGTCGCGCCGAATGAAAGTCAAGGAAAAGCCTTTCAAGATCGTGAGCATTGCCGACGAGGAGAGCGAAAACGATGAGTTAACTGACCTGTTCGAAAACGCGCTTTGGTTCTTTTCTTGGATTGATAACGCCTTGGATTCCAAAATGTGGGGTTTCACCCTAATGGAGTTTGGGCCTTTCGATTCGGCCACCGGAAATTTCATGCCCTGGCGGCTGAACGGCAAAATGCGCGAACCGGTGACGGTGATCGACCGCGACAACGTAAAACCTGAACTTGGAATAATAACCTCCACCCCGGGCCAGATTGAAGGTATACCGTTCGAGGATCCTCGTTTCTCCCGTGATCTTATGCTGGTTTGCGAGAACTTCAGCTCGCGTGGTATTTTGGACAAAGCTGCAAAGTACATCCTTTTTAAGGACAATGCTTTCGGGAACTGGTCGGAGTGGGCCGAGGTATTTGGCATGGACAAGCGCGTAGGCTATACAATGGCTTCGGGAGCCGACCGGGACAACTTTATAAAAGCACTCCGCGACATGGGCTCCAATGCTTATGGGGTATTCACCTCAAACGACAAAATTGAATACCTGGGCACCCAGCGAACCGACGCCTACAAGGTTTATCACGAGATGGTGAAGGAAATAAATTCCAGCGTGGCAAAGCTGATTTTCGGACAGGACGTGGTCAGCAACAACACTGGTAAGGTGGTGGGAAGTGTAGGAGAGAATATCGCCAATATGTATGGCGATAACGACGCGAAGTTCATCAAAACCCTGGTGAATAGCCGGCTTATTCCCATGATGATCGGATTAGGGTTCTCCAAACTCAACGGGCACAAATTTAAATGGGACACGACCGAAAAGCTGGGATTGATTGATCGAGCAACGATCGACGCCCAGATTGCCCGGGACATGGGCAAGGAGCATAGCGACGAGTATATTAACAAAACCTATGGCACGGATGTAAAAGCCAAGCCTGAACCCGACATGACGCCCGCCATCGTTAAAAACTTGTATGCTGGAAGTTAGATCACAAGAACCGCCGGAGATTGATCCAAACAGCTTTCAGGAGCCTTTTACACCTGAGCAAATGGAGCAATACCTGCTTATGGTCTATCATCAGGCGGTGACCACAAACAGTCTGTCGATAGAATACCATATGACGGTGGGCAAAGTATTCGAGGGGGCTATATTGACCGGTCTCGGGGGATCACCACAGGATTACGACCTGTTTGCGGTTTATCAAAAGCTCAGGACCAACGTTTATGTGTTCTCCGCCGCCAAACAATACCAGCAGGTCCGCACCATGTCGAAGTTCATTGAAAAAAACGGGGTACGTTCCACGTGGAAAGATTTTAAAGAGCAGGCCGAGGAGGTTTTCGGGGAATACAACAAAAATTACCTCCGCGCTGAGTACATCACCGCTGTTGGGCAGTCTCAAATGGCAGAGGAATGGGTTAATGCGGTGCAGCAGGAGGATATTTTGCCCATGCTGGAGTATCGGACTCAGCGAGATGCCCGGGTAAGGGATGAGCACGCGGCCCTGGACGGTATCACGCTACCCATAAATCACAAGTTTTGGAATACCTACATGCCTAAAAACGGCTGGCGGTGTCGGTGTTTTACGGTGCAACGCGAGGCTATGCCATCGACTGATTTGAAAAGCCGAGATCTGTCCGACCTGGATGACGAAAAGAAATTCCCGAAGGTTTTCAGGATGAACCCTGGGAAGGATGGGTTGATATTTAACCCGGCATTTCATCCTTATTTCAAGGTGGCTCCGGGCGACGCGAATTTAAGAGCGAACAATTTTAACATGCCGCTGCCATGAGTAAATTCAAGTTCGCCGAGAAGGCCCAGAAGTTCAGATCCAAAAAACAGGTTCTTCTGGAGCGCATGGCCAATAATGCCGTCTATGAATTCAAGGTCGTGGCCTTTGACCGCCGGGGCTTGGACGGAAACCGCTGGGTGCCAAATAAAGAGGACTCAGGCCACCAGCAGCTCGTGAACACCGGGCGCATGCGGCAGTCTATAAAGATATTGCGCCGGACGTCGGATAGCAGGTTTGTGGGCTCCGATGTTCCGTACGCTGAGTATCACAACCAGGGGGCAAAGCACTTACCTCAACGGAAGTTTATTGGAAACAGTAAGGAACTGGAAGAAAAGAACCGGAAGCTCGTTCTTGAGTACGCGAGCAAAATAGTATGAAAGCGCTTTTCAATTACATAAAATCCAGAATTGAAACCAATATCCCCGAGATAAAAACGGTTCGGATGTGGAACAACCAGTTTCTGCGCTCCAATGAAAAATACGATCGCGCTGAAAGGATTTCTGGTAATCGCACCGGATACCGAACCGAGAAGGCTTTCCCGTATCCAGCTTGTTTTGTGGAGTTCATCGTCGAGGAGGTCGATAACCGGGCGATGGCCATTAAGGATATTGTCATGATCGTCCGTTTCCGATTCGGGGTGGAGTCATATAAATTCGAGCGACTGGATACATTCGATTTCTGCGACAATTTCGATAGCTTTATCCAGGCAATGGCCCCAACGGTCGCCAGCGGACTCACGTTCACGACATTTCAGGAAACATTTACTGAATTCGATGAGGACTTTAATAATGTGGAGTGTCCCTACAAAGACTATCGCACGCGCTACCGTTCGACCGTGGCCTATGAACGGCGCACGGATGTAATTACCACCCCGACAATAATTGTAAACGCTACTATAGAATAATGGCACGCACCATCGACGAAATTTTGGTAGAGATTAAAACAGCAATCCGGACCTATCCTGAGCTCGATCCATATTTATTCCCAGAAGAAGGCGGCAGCAAGGTAGGAATATTCAACGTCCTGATCTATGTGGTCTCTGCCGCAATGTACACCCTGGAGGTGATGATTGATATACTGACGTCAAACATTCAGGCCATCGTCGACAGTTCCCCGTCGGGCAGCGCAAAGTGGATACAGCGACAAATATTAAACTTTCAGTTTGGTGATGTTGTGACAATAACGGATTTCGTCCCCGGGTATGCGGTGGTTGACCCATCCCACAGGATAGTGACTCGGTGCAGTGTGAAGGAGTTGGGAAGTGGCGTTGTGGCTATCAAAGTGGCGAAAGGAACTGTACCGAGCCTATCTCCCCTTTCGGGGCCTGAACTTGCAGCACTCAAAGATTATTACTTCGGCACCGCGACCACCGAGGGGGTGGGTTTCGCCGGCGTCCGAACCACGTTTGTAAATTTGCAACCTGACCGCATGCGGATCCAGGCCACCGTTTATTTTTTGGGTCAATATGTCGAGACGACGGTGAAAGCGGCCGTTATCACTGCGATCGACAACTTTTTAGCGACATTCTCCGACACGTCTTTCGATGGCACCGTCTTCATGATCAAGCTGGTTGATGCCATTCAAGCGGTCCCCGGGGTTTCGCGCGTAACGTTGGATGATATAAAAGCCCGTATGCAAACCGTGGCCCTGGGGTCGGCCACGTCGATCGACACCCAGGGGTATTACACTACCGTAGCGGGTTACCTGATCAGCGAGGATACTTCAGGTAATACCTTAACCGACACTATCACCATGCAACCCGAAAATGTATGAGTCTTTTTGACACGACATGGAGCATACAAGTTGAAAAAATCTTGCCGCCGGTTTTACGGGATCGTACTTTCTCGGAAAAGAATGATGATTTTTTGACCGGCGACGGGGAGAACAATTACATCGAGTACATCCTCGTGTCATACCCTGGCCACTGGAAAGAACAACCCGTAGTGGGGGTGGGAATCTGGTCGTACCTGCTCGGCACCCAGTCCCCGCAGGTACTCGCCAGGGCTATAGATGTGGGGCTACGCGCGGATATTTTCATTCGCCCGCAGATCGACATAAAGGATTTCCCGGTGATCCGTATCAACAATGTAACCATTACCATCAATGGCTGACATCCTGGTAAAAAAAACCGGCACGGGAGTAAAGGACTTTTTATCCGCTTTGGTTAAGCCTCTACAAACCAATACCGATAAAATAAAGGCTTTCGAGACGCTTCAGAATAAACACTTGAAGTGGAACGGCCAGAAAATAGTTCTGCAAGCAGCACTCAATGATCTTTTTGGGATTACTGCGTCTCCCTTCATCATTGTGGAGATGAACCAAAGCATAGCGAGCAACGATTTCTTTTTTGAAGAGAGCGAACTTTCTCCTGTATACTTTTCGGAGCCGATAGAAAATGATGGCGTTTTCTTCAATGAGCCTGGGGAATTGTCGGCGGAAGATTACGACTTCAAAATATTGATTCCGACGGGCATTTATACCGCCGAACTCGATCGCCAGGTGAGAGCCCAGACCATGATTTATAAAATTTCAGGTCCAAAATTTTTAATCGAAACCTACTGACATGAAAAAAATAGTTTCTGCTGCCGACCTGGGTGGTGCGCCAATCTACAAAAGTGATCTCCGAGACGTATTCAATTCCGAAATCTGGGATGCCATTCAGGGGCTTCTATCCGGGTATAGTTCAAGTACTTTCGGCTTTATTGTTTCGGGTTGTGTGTTCACAAACAATGCAGGCAACTTCGATATGACCGCCGGAGTGGTCTATCTCAATGGTGAGTTCATGCGCATTCCTGCTGCTACGAATCAGGCCTTTACAAAATACATCGCCGCCAAAACGCCAACAAATGACAGCCGAACTTTTGAGGACGGTACCACCCACGCGGTTGTTCAAACTAAAGACGCAGAACTGGTCGGAAGTGCTCCGGGTTCGGGACAGTACATCACTATCAGCAGCTTAACCAGCGCGGACGCTCGCCGGTATGTGAGCCCATGGATCGATATTACCCTTATCAATGGCTGGACCATATCCACGGACAAACCTCAATACCGAATCAAGGCCGGTATTGTTTATTTGAGAGGTAAAGTTGTTGGCACAGCCGCTTCGAACGCCCTAATGTGCGCGGCAGGGTCCGTACCAAATTCAAACTATACGATAGGACTCGGCGCCCATCGTCTCAATGGCAGTACATTGGAGGTGATCGACGTGGCCATAAACACCAGCGGGCAGCTATCAAGTTCGGACCGGGCAAACTCTACCGTTTTATATCTCGACGGGCTTTCTTACGCCACGGAGCCACTGGTTTAGAGTCCAGTGGAATCCTGAAAGAGATTGTGATCTGATTGTTGAAGCTGTTGTAATAATACGCCGGCTTCGGGATGGTCATGCCCTGATATTGCGGGTTGAGCATCATAAAAGTGAGCAAAAGAACGTTGTTCATAAAATTTTTTATTCCCACTATTGGAATGTGACGTAAAAGTTATAGATTTATTCCATAATTGGGAAGTTTACCGAAAATGGAGATAAAAACCGATGTTCGAACAAACCTCTTAATCACCAATCGCGTGATCGGCAACACTGTCCACATGCTGATGAACCAGCCGATCGGACAGGACCCCAAAAACCCCCATGATCCTTTTATTTCTGGCCCTGTCTTCGCAGAAGAGATGTATTACTGGCGCGGTCAGAATAAACAGCTTGTTGTGAAAATCAATTCGCCCGGCGGGCAAGTGGTGCAGGGTTGGGACCTGGTTGACGCAATCAATGAAACGCAAGCCGATACCCTTTGCGCCGGCATCGCCTATTCGATGGCTGGCATTTGCCTTATGGCTGGCAAAAATCGCTCGGCCTATCCTCACGCCTCCGCTATGATCCATGCCCCCCGGGGTGGTAGTAAAGAAATCCTGGATGTGATCAAGAATCAATTTCGGGCTTTGCTAAAATCACGCACCAAGTTCACCGACGCCGAAATCACAACCATGATGGACAGCGGCGAAAATTATTTTTTCAACGCGAAGGAAATGCTCGCTAAGGGTATGATCGACTCTATCACCCCGATGCAAATGGACAAAATGCCGTCCGCAAATCTCTCCCCCAAGGAACTCTGCAATTTTTATAACAGTATCGAAGAACCAAAAAACGATAAAACCATGTTCGCAAACCTTATTGCAAAAATCACGGGCAAGGACAACGAGACCGACCAGGTTTTGGCCCTTAACGACATGAAGGCTAAATCCGAGGCCCTCACCGCTACCAATGCGGCCCAATCCACTGAGATCACGGTTTTGAAAGCTAAAATCCAGGCCTTGGAAACGGCTCAGGCTTCCGCCGCCGCCGCGACTGAAGCCAAAACGAAAGCTGAAAAACTGATCGAAGATGCCGAGAAAGCTGGAAAACTCAATACCCTGAAGCCTGAGGACAAGGTCAAACTGGTTGAAAACGCCATTGCCAACTACGATGGCGCAAAGCTCATGATCGACAGCATGAAGCCTGTTAAAACGGCCTCTGCCTCGGCGATCATCGATACCGACGGCAAAAAGGTGGAGAACACTTACGAGTGGCTGGCCCAAAACAAACCCAATGAACTTGCCCGCCTCTACAACGAGGACCGTGCGCTGTTCGATAAGTTGTCGGACGAGTTCATTGCAAAGTCAAAAGAAGCCCAAAAATAAACCATAAAGAGAAATGGCAGCAGAACTGTTAACCCGACTTTTCACCACTGAAATAGTCCCCAACTTGTTCCCTTCCACAGGGTTCATGACGCGCGCGCGTCGCGATGACCAGTATGTGAACAACAACTCGGTCGAAATCCAAAACGCTGGCGCATTGCCCAACGTAGTCGTCGATCGCATAGTGCTTCCCGCCCCGATTTCGCAGCGCTCGGACGTAGCGCACAACTACGTAATGGAAGAGCTTACGACCGATCCCACCCTGTTGCGCAACATTGAAACCCTCCTGGAGATGGGCGGCATGAACAAGCGGGCAGACATTCTGCGGGATCACGTATCCCAGATCCGCGAGAAGATGGCCAAACGCACCCTGGTGAAATGGGGCACAGGCGTAACCAACAAGATTCCAACCACGGGCACAGGCCGCGCTGCCGAGAGCAAAAACGGTATCCAGACCGGTAACCGCGCGGCTATTACCGTAAAGGACATCGCCAATGTTCAGCAGCAATTCCACAAAACCGACATTCTGCCCGACAACGAAGATTTGATGGGCGTGGCGGTGATCCCGTACTCCATGAAAACGGACCTCATGCAAATCGTTCAGTTCACGGACGCTGAGAAGGCCGGTGCGGGCCGTTCAAGCATGCCTTCGGGTATTCTTGCCCGCGCGTTCGGGTTCGACTGGTACATCCGCAGTGAAGTTTTGACCCTGGACACCGGCGATTCGCTGAAAGCTGAAGGCGCAGCAGAAGCCGCCGACGACCAAAACACAGCAATCTTCTACAGCCCGAACTACGTTCGCCTGGCGATGGGATCTACCCGTGTGGATGTGTCCGAGTACAAACCCGAATACTACGGTAACATCATGAGCGCCCTGGCCATGTTCGGTGCCGCTCCTGCCCGCAATGACAAAAAAGGTATCGTTTTACTCTTTGAAAACAACGTATAATGGCAACGACAACACAAGCAACCATCAAATACCCTTTCGGTGCCGCTGACAACCAGACCCCGGCCTATGCCGCCACGCTGGCCGTCACGATCACCAACGCGGTTACGTTCCTCACCCCCGCTGTCATGACTGGCGCGCTGACGGTGAATTTGACCATCGATGCCAACGTGAAAGCTGGCGCGCGTCTTATCGGCCGGTTTCTGTCCGACACTACGGCCCGCACGGTGACCTTCGGCACGGGATTCACCTCGCCCACATTGGCTGGTGTGATCTCCAAAACCAAAGAGATCGAATTCGTTTACGACGGCGTGAGCTTCAAGCCCACCTCGGCAGGAGTTCAAATCGATTAATCTATGGCTCGCCCAAAGAAAGAAAATGCGGGGGAGTCATCCCTTGACATAGCGGGAACCGAGCAGGCGGAAACGTCTGCCTCGGCCTTGCCCGATGTGATCGAGTCCGAAGAGGATGCGAAAGCATTGGTAAAGGCCAAATACAAGGTTCCGATTGGCGTTAGCGTTGCTTTTGTGACTTCCGATAAACAGGTCTTCTGGCAACAAAACGAAAACAGCGCGCACAATCACGCGGTTAAAAATGACCTTAAACTATTCCGAATCGCATGTCAGGACTTTCAAGAGTAATCGTAAATGTCGGCGAATCTGGTTTAGGCCGTCGCCCGATCAACAAGGATAAAATCTCCGGGCTGCTGTTCTTCAATAACAGTCCGGCGTCCGGATTTTCATCCGTAAAGGTGCAAAAGGTCTTTTCGCTGGATGAGGCGGAGGCTTTGGGTATCATTGAAGGCGGAGCGAACCAAGATGTAGAGTGGTATCACGTTCGCGAATATTTCCGCATGAACCCGGAAGGGGAATTGTGGATTGGATATTACGCTGTTCCGGTATCGACTTACGATTTTACCGAGATCGCGCTCATGCTCGCTGCGGCCGACGGAGAGATACGCCAATTGGGCATTTACGCCAACGGACTCACCTACGCCAGCACTCAGGTAACCACGATTCAGGCGATCTGGGCCGCGCTGGACGATTCTTTGAAACAGGTAAGCTTCCTGTATGCGCCAAATACCGCCGGGGTGACTTCCGTTACTGGATGGTCCTCTATCGCCGATCTGCGTGCGCTCACTGCCCGAAAGGTATCGGTAGTGATCGCCGAAGACGGCAGCGGAAAGGGAAAGGCCCTGGCCGCATCCAAGGCATACAGCATCACCACACTGGGAACGGCACTCGGCGCCGTGAGCCGGTCAAGCGTAGAGCAATCTGCGGGTAATCCGCAAAACTTCAATCTGTCCGACGGAACGGAACTTGAGATCCCGGCACTTGGAAACGGTGACCTGATGAGTGCCCTCACCAAAACGCAATGGGCTTCCCTAAAGGACAAAGGATATATTATTGCCCGTAAGTATACACCGGACATCTCCGGAACGTATTTCGAGCGCATGCCCACCGCGGTAGCGGCCACCAATGACTTCGCATGGCTGGAAAGCAACCGCACGGTGGATAAAGCCATTCGCTTGGTTCGCTCCGCCCTGATTCCGCAACTGAACGCTACCCTGTCTGTAAAGGCTGACGGAAAACTTCGCGACGACACGGTCGGGTATTTCACGGATCTGGCTCAGACGCCCCTCACGCAAATGGAGGCTGACGGCGAAATCAGCGCAAGCCAGGTACTCATCGATCCGGACCAGGATGTACTCGGAACCTCAAACCTGACGGTAACGGTGAAAATCGTTCCTATCGGAATTGCTGAGACCATCACAGTGAATATCGGTTTAACCACAAATCTATAATCCATGGCAGTAGTAGGAATTCCGCTTATCAATGGGGTTGAGTACACTCACGCCACCATCGTCATTAACATCCTGGGCCGGCCGGTTATTGGTTGCACCGCTATCGAGTACTCCGACGCTCAGACCATCGAGCTCAATCACGGCACTGGTACATTGGCCTCTTCCCGTGGGTTTGGAACCGTGGTACCGACAGCTCGCATCACGCTCACCATGAAAGAAATTCAGGCGCTTACGAACGCGGCACCGCCTGTTAATGGCGTACGTCGCATTCAGAACATTCCTGATTTTGACATTGGCGTGAACTTCACCACAGAGGCAGGAGATTTTGTGCGCCACAAACTCGTGCGTGCGCGCTTTAAGGGACGTAACACCACCAGCCAAACCAACAACACCCAGATCGAAGAACAACTCGATTTGTCCGTAGTGGACATCAACTATAACGCATAACCCCGCAAAGCTATGTCAGATGAAGTAAAGGCCCCCGAGGGCACGGCGTACACATTGACTGTGCCGCTAGACCGAAAGAAAACGAAATCGGCCGTTTATCACCTAAAGGAGGTTGATGAGCAAATTTTTATGGCTGTAAAAAGTTTGATCGACTCAGACCGAGATTTTGACGGCGTCCGGATGTTCATTCGGGAGCATAGAATTGGGGGTGATGACCCGGGTTTGCTCAACAACAACTTTGTGGCCATCCGGTCCGCTTCCGTACTGGTGATGGATCTTTTGAAGCCGGTCGAAGGTGAACTAAAAAAAAATTAAAGGAATATGAAATACCTGTCGAGTATTCGGGGCATGATCCAATACTCAGGCATGTATTCGAGAAACACGGATTGGCGCAACGTATCGCGTTAATCCGTTATTTTTTTCATGAGGAACCTAACTCCATGACAGAGTTTGCCAAACAGTGGGGCCAGCTTCATTTCGCGCTTCAGTTCGATGGTAAAATCAAGGTCAGGGAAATCAAAAAAGGATGAACGAAAAGGCTGTATACGAGATCAAGCTAAAGGATAGTTTCTCGTCCCCATTAAAGGGATTGGAAACTAAAATGGATGGCTTTGAGGGAAAAGTAGGCGGTCTAAAAAGCTCGTTCATGGGCCTGGGGAATACGATCGCGGGCGCGTTTGCCGGTGGGGCTATCGTGGCTGGGATTACTTCGCTTGTATCGGGCATGAAAGATTTGGTTAATGAATCCATAGATGTCACCCGAAAATTCACGAACCTAAAGGAAGCTATCTCTTTTGCATCCGGGGAAAATGCCGTAGGCAATATCGCATATTTGGATAAAGAAATAGATCGTTTGGGTCTCGATGTGATGTCAGCCTATAAAGGATTCAAAACTTTTCAGGGAGCATTGATGGGAACGGCTTTAGAGGGAAAGGCCGGTCTTGAGATATTTACAGCTCTCTCGGAGGCATCCACGGTAATGAAACTTTCCGCCGACGAAACTGAAGGGGCTTATTTGGCACTTGGCCAAATGATCTCAAAGGGAAATGTAGCCGCTGAAGAATTAAGGGGCCAACTCGGAGAGCGCCTACCAGGAGCCTTCCAGCAATTTGCTAAATCATTGGGCGTATCAACCAAAAAACTGGGAGATATGCTAAAGGCTGGAGATGTGGAGGCAGTCAGCGCACTCCCGAAATTCGCCGCACAATTACGGGAAACGTTCTCGCCTGGGGTTCTAGATGCTCAGCAGAGTTTTAACGCCAACATGAACCGATTCAACAACTTTATCTTAAAGGGCAAATTGGCCGTTGGTAATGCGCTTATCCCTGTATTGAACGAGATCGTGCAGATTATACCAAAAATAGATTTCGCCCCAATCATCTCCGGGCTCAAAGGTGTGATGACGCCGATCATGGATTTGGGACGCCTGCTATTCAGTTCTATCGATACGCTTTCATTATTTGATAGCACCATGAAGGGGATAGGTCAAACACTATATTTCATGGGAGCCGGGCCGAGATTATTTGTCTTGGCTATTAAAGAACTCGTTGCTGTCGTGAAGGGCTCACTCCCAATCTTCGAGGATCTTAGTTCCATTGTGATGAATTTCGGAATGGGCAGGTTTGATAAGGTAGGGGAATCCGCGAATAGATTAAAACTGAACCTTTTCAACATTGGAGATCAGACCAGCAAAATCTATTCGGATTATGCCAAAAAAGAAGCGCAACTCGCGATGGATGTTTTTGGCACCAAGAAAAAAGACGAATCTTCTTCGTTCGCTGAAGGGAATTATAAAGGAGAAAAAGGCGCTGGAAAATCTCGCACTGTGGCTGATATGGCTGCAGCAGGCATGGAGAAAATACAGGCTGGCACGCGCAACGTAACGCTGAACATCAACAAGATAATAGAAAACATCACTTACGAAAAATGGGATGCGAGTAGTCCATCGAAACTAACCGAAGCGGTGCGCGCGGCGGTACTGGCGGCAGTGAATGACGTAAACATAGTTGCTCAATAATGGCAAACGACTACATCATAAGCGTTGGGGCGCAAATAGCCTATACAAAAATCCCCTATGGGGAGATACAAGCTGAGCCAGCCGATCAGGCGCAGTTCGAGAGCTACTTGGGCACCCCCGTATGGACACCCTTAGAGTTCTTGAAAACCAGCGGCACCAGCTTGGACAATTCTTTGGGCGTAGGCAGATCCAACGGAAACAGTGACACACTTTTGCGCATTGACACCGTTTTGATTGTCGTGAACCAGACAAAGAACATCATCAAGACGCCCATTCAGGGACGCAATGGAACGGTGAAGGAATATATTTCGATGGGGGATTTTGAAATCAATATCAAAGGAGCAATCGTGTCTCCCTATCCACTGGTGTATCCAAAAGAGGATGTTTCTTTGTTTGTCGAGTTGATGAATTTACCAAAGCCCATACCGATCGCTTCCGAATTTCTGAGGCTTTTTGAAATTGATGTACTGGTGGTGGAGAACTATAGTGTTGCCGAAAAGCTGGGCAGCCGAAACGAGGTTCCTTTCGAAATCACGGCGATAAGCGATAAGGCCGACGAAGTTATCTTAACTACAACTGATGCTTAGACTTTCTTCCCATATTGAACTCGGAAACTATAAATTCGATTTTGTAAATAGCGTCGAGATCACCTCGACATGGGAGAACATTACCGACACGTGTACACTGAAAATCCCGAAGAAAGTTCGCATAGAGAAGGATGGATTTTTTACCGAAGCGATTACCGCTGGCCCCGATGCACTTTGGAAAAGAAACGACCCTGTTAAAATTTACCTGGGGTATGATGATAATAACGATCTTCGTTTTGATGGTGTATTGACTCACATAACTCCGCGGCTACCACTTGAGTTTAAGTGTGAAGACAAAATGTTTTTACTCAAACAGCAGATCGTTGAAAAATATAGCAAACCAAGTGTCACGTTGCGTCAAATGCTAACCGATATTTTGCCCATCGACCCAACAACCGGAAAGCAATACGCATTTGATTGTGAAGATATTTCGTTGGGCAAATTCATTATTGAAAAGTGTACTGTTGTTGAGTTATTCGACTACCTGAAAAAGACTCCTTTCGGGTTGAGTTCTTATTTTCAGGATGGCTTGCTGTATGTGGGGTTCGCGTATAAGCTTTCAAATATTTCGCAGGTCGTCGGGCCGCTGGCCGAGTTTGAATTTCAACGGAACGTGATCGACGATGCCAACCTTGATTATATCCGCGATGACGATGTCAGGCTGAAGGTCAGAGTAGTGAACCGGAATGCTCAGAACAAGATCAAGGAGTATTTCTTTGGTGATCTGGTGAGCGGAGAGCTTAGGACTATCCACACCTACAACCTGGCCGAAGATGACATCAACAAGATTGGGAATGAGGCTTTGCAGAAGTACAAGTACGAAGGGTTCCGGGGGTCCTTTACGACTTTCCTACAACCTTACGTGAAACATGGCCAGGCTATCAGGCTTGTGGATAACCGAGTACCTGATCGAACCGGGGTTTACCTCGCCCGGCAGGTGGTTACTACTTTTGGAATGGATGGCGGACGTCAGGAAATAACCCTTGACCGGAAAATATGAACCTCAGGGAAGCTATACAGGACATCAGCAAAGACAAACTTCGATTTGATCGCGTCATCGTGGCGACGGTTAAATCCGTGGAGGGAGATCAATGCACCGTACTAAGTGAATCGGAAACCGAAATTCCAGGGGTTAGACTCCAGATGGACCCTTCCGCAGGCGTTCTGTATATGCCCAAGGTTGGTTCTGTGGTACTCCTGCTGCGGATCAGCGACTTTGATTTTTCGGTGGTGATGTTCTCGGCTTTGGACGAAATAAAGTTCCTGAACGGCTCGTATGGAGGCCTGGTGAAAGCCCCTGAACTGAAAGAGCAGCTTGATAAAACAAACGAAGTAGTAAACGCTATCGCCCAAACGCTGCAAACCTGGACGCCTGTATCCAATGACGGAGGAGCGGCGCTGAAAACGGCCGCAATCGCGGCATTAACCGGAAAAGTGGTAGGAGACTACTCAAACATTGAAAACGACAAGGTAAGCCATGGCACTTCTGTATAGCACGCGCACCACCCAAAAGGTTTATACAACCCGAAAACAGCAGTCGGTTTACGACCTGGCGGTGCAGTTATATGGAAGTATTTCTAATATTGGGAACTTACTAAAATTATTCCCAAATTTAGATAATGAAATCCCTTTGGGATCGAAGATTATTATTGAAGAACAGGCGGACCCAATAGCAAAGTTTTTTCTGGATCGGAAGATCATTGTTTGCACCGATCTGGAAGACAGCGCCGCGCCGGCGCCGGATGGAATTTACGATTACACCTACGATACCACCTACGAATAAATGGCACAGAAAACAGACGCCCAGTTAACCACCGAGAAGGAGGTAATAAAAAATGAAACCGTAGCCGGTGCAAACACCTGTTTCCGAAACGGGGTGATGTTGGAGGACATTATCGATAGCAAAATAAATAATGACCGTATTGGGGTTACTGTATCTACTCCTTCCCAAGTTGCCGCCGCTGCTACCTCTGCTGAAAATAACGCAAAGACATATGCTGACGGATTGGTGACGCCTGACGCAACACCTACAGTAAAGGGCAAAGCGAAATTATTTACCAGCACTGGATCAGGAACCGATGGTGCTATGGATCAAAATTCCACCACCAATGCCCTGGCTGCCAAGCAGAATTCCTTAGGTTTCACTCCTGAGAACGTGGCCAACAAGGCCACCGGTTTCGGGACCGTAAATGATACGTTATACCCCACCGTAAAAGCGGTCAACGACAAGATCAACTCTGCAATCGAAGGTTTAAAACCAAAGGACGACGTACGAATAGCCACAACCGCGAACATCACATTGTCAGGATTGCAAACAATTGATGGAATTTTGACTGTGGCCGGCAATAGAGTGCTGGTTAAAGATCAGACGACACAGAGTCAAAACGGTATCTATTTGGCCGCTGTTGGTGCGTGGACCAGGACAACGGACGCAGACACAGGAACAGAAATTCAAGGGGCTGTAGTTTCTGTTGATGAGGGCACCACAAACGCAGATTTAACATTTCGTCAGACGGCCGATAATATCACATTGGGCACCACGTCCATTGTATGGACTCAATACGGCACCGCTGTTCCCGATGCATCATCTACAACTAAGGGTAAGGCAAAATTGTTCACAGGAACTGGCACTGGCACCGACGGGGCCATGGACCAGAACTCCGTCACTACGGCACTCGCCGGAAAAGTAGATGAAACCGATTGGGTTACCCTTACCGATGCATCCACAACAACATGGGACACCACAAATGTACAAAGCCCGCTTGCAAAGTGGACCATGGGTGCAACGTCTCGCACATTGGCGATGACGAACTTAAAATCAGGGGCCTCCGGTTTATTGGTTGTTAAAACAGGCGTATCTGGGGCTATTACAGTGGCTTTTCCGGCTGGTTCAGTGACCGACGCAGGTTCTCTCGCAAGCTATACATTTC